CCGCCGTAGCGGTCGTCATACACCCCTTGCTCGTCTGATCCAGCGGCGGCGTTCAGGCCGGGCGGGGAAAACGCGACCGGCAACAGAAACGCGAGCTCACCCGCGGCGCGTTTGTCTTCCGCATCGGAGACTGCCAGGATCCGGAGTCGCTCGTCGGACACCTGCTCACGGTCCCGCAGTCCGGCGTTCTCGATGCAGGCGAGGATGAATTCCTGGTGGTTGTGGAAGCCTTTTCGGGGGTCTGCCTCCGCCCGGGGCTTGGCTGTTATGGCCAGTGTACCGTCAGGACGGGCGGTCTGAACTGAAACAGCCGCGCGGTCCGCCGCATCCTGTGCGGCCTGATCGTCACGGAGTTGGATGGCTTGCTGCCACTTGGCCTTGATGCCATCGTATGCGGTCTGCTGCTCGGCTGTCAGGATGCCTTCGCTGTCCCCATCGGCTTTGACGAGGATGGCTTCCATCTCTGCCTTGTAGCCGTCCGCCTTCTGCTGATACTGCTGCAATCGGGTCATTGCGTGTGCTCCCGGTTGTGCTGGTGGCCAGGAGCCGCACAAGAAAAACGGACGGGACGCAGCCACCAGAGCGATTTAAGCTCTAGTTGACGGTCCTCCGTCCGCTACCGCGTGGCGAAGTGACGCTAGATTTTCTGTTGGGTGCTTCAGTGTCCGTGTGCTACCGCATCACGGTACATTGACCACCCGGATACTCACTATCTACGCAGATCGGGTCGCGGTGTCAAGCACCATCTCCTCGCGGAGTGAAGCAGCACGTCGCCCTTTGGGTTTCGCCCCAAGCTGCGCAACACGACTCACCACCGCCTCGAACGTGCCGATTTTGTCCACCAGGTTGGCCGCCTTCGCCTGTACGGCTCCAAGCATGCGGCCCTCACCGTAACCCGCCTTGACGTTGGCCGCGCTGTCGCCGCGAAACTCCGCCATAGCCCCGGCAAACCACCCGTACACCTCATCAACCCGAGCCTGGAAAAACTCGGCTGCCTCCTCGGATACCGGCGTCCACGGCGCCCCCTCCGTCTTGTACTTGCCCGCACTGAACTCGGTCACTACCACTCCTTCTTCCTCGAGCGCTTTCGACTCGTCGATGTGGAGCATGTAGACACCCAGGGATCCAGTGTCCCCACTTCGGATTGACCAGACCTCGCGAGCGGCCGACCCAATCCAGAGCGCGCCACTGGCCATCATCCCGTTGCTGATCGACGCGATAGGCTTGATCCCGCGCGCGCCGTAGATTTTCTCAGCCAGCTCAGGCACGCCCCTGACACCACCTCCAGGCGAGTCCACGTCGAACACAATCCCGTCGACCCGCTTGCTGACGATCGCTGCATCGAACATTGCGCCGATTTCCTCAACCGAGGTGCCGAGGCTTTGCATGCGGTGCTCGATCACACCGACGACCGGAATCACGGCGATGCCACTGTTGCTCGCCTCTCGGCGTTGCGTTGGTGTGGTCACGCCGAGCTCCGCGTGTATCTGAGCGCCCACAAACGCCTCGCCCAGCAGTTTCCGATGAAGCAGTTGTCCGCCGAGACGTAGCGTTCGCGGCTCCAAAAGGCAGACATCATTGGTGAACATCTGCAGCAGTCGATCTATCCTCATGGCTCGTTCTCCTTACGCCGCAGCGCGCATCGCGCCGGCAATCAGACATTCGTCAATAATGGCCGCGATTTCGTCACGGCGCCGATCGGCCCACCCGTCAGGTACTCCGGCATCGAGGCTTGCGACGCCACTCCCGCCGATACGGTCCACCATCGCCTCGGTACGCCACCCCTCCACAGCGAACGCCTCGCTTAGCGGCAAAAGCACCTTGACCGTGTAGTCCCGGTGGGCCGCGTAGTACTGCTTTACCCATGCGTTCCATTTGGGGAGATCTTCTTTCGCCCGTGCCGCACGCCGGCCGATGTCGCGGGTCTCGGCGCCCGCAATCCGCGCCACCGCGTCACTCACCAGCACGCTCGGGATGGCCGTCGTGTTACTCACCCCCTCTTCCACTGGTGGAGGCGGGGAGGCGCTCTGGCCCTCCTGTGCGTTTGGTGCTCCTCCTACCGGGGTATCCTGGTAGTCGTCACCGGCCGGATCCTCCCGGGGATTCTCGTTCAACTTCTTCCGCACATCGTTCGCACTCCATACGCCGATCTCGCGGCCGGTTTTGTACGACTCCATTTGAGACTTGAGGTCGCCCCGGAGGAGGTCGGCATAAAGGAATTCAATAAAGTATTTCTCTTGTTCCTTGTCAGTGAGGAGCGCCAACTGGAGCGCCTGTGCCCAGCGATCGGTCCAAGGTTTCATCGTGAACGCGGCAAACGCTTGTTTCATCTCCGCGACGCCCGTACCCCACGACGAAGTCTTTTCCTCAAGCCCGATCATAAACCCGGGCACACGCCAGAATCGCGCAATGTCGGATGTTTGGAACTTTCGCGGATCGACGATGAAACCTGAGTCACTACCCTGTTTGCCGAGCTCGGTCACATCCACGCCATTCGTCAGTAGCATGGTCTTGGACCGATTCGACCATCCGGCGTAGTTCGACCGAAGCTCCTCCCTGAATTGAGCCTGTGTCTCGGGGGCTAGCTTCCCCGGGTGCGTGATCACAAGCCTGCCGGTTGCGTCGTTCTTGAAAAATCCCGCGACAAACGCCTCACCGGCCGCTGCGGTCGCGATCGCTTCACGTGCCAACGTTGCTCGCGCCTGACCGCTGAATCCATCCTCCGACAGATCGCGGACATGCACGACCTGATCCTGTAGCAGCGTACGCTCTTTGCCTGTCTTGGGATCCCGTACTAGGTAGCGCATCTTGCCGCCGTCGATATGTTCGGGGGTTACGAGGGCCGGGTGAAGAGGCTCGAGCTGGATGGTGCGACCGTCGTCCTTGATCTCGGAATACGCATTCCCCCTTAACCCGGCATGCATCTGTCCATAGCCGAAGAAGTCCATGGTGGTCATGTTCCACGAATTCGGCCGGTTCCGCAGTGTGTTGAACAGTCGATGGTCGCGCGCCCGTTCCTTGGCCCCGTCGTCATCGAGTCGCCGGTAGAGTATGCAGGGCAGAGAAGCAAGGGTTTCCGCAATGAGGCTCACACAAGCGAACACCGCCGACACCCGTTTTGCCGTGTCCGGTCCGACCGAGAAGCCCGCAAACGTCGATGCAGAGAACCCGGGATTTTCTTGGTACCATCGCTCGTCGAGTGGAGTCCACGTAACATCGGCGCGGGCCGAAGGGTACTGTAAACGATCTATGATTCCCATTATTCGGGCCTCCGTCGATTGGGAAGGAAAATCCCCAGGCAAGCGAGGAAAAGGCCAAGCGCAACCAGGGTCCAAGCAACGGAGATAAACACCCCGCCGCCAGTAGCGATGATCAGGCCAGCGTACACGTGGACGTCACGCAGGTCCATCTCGGGCCAGCGTAACCATTCGGGCCATTCCCACATACTGAACCCCTTCATATGAAATCAATCCCCACTTCACCGACGCCCACTAACAACCCATCCGCGACCGCGTCAATCCGCGCTTCCCATGACAACACAGCAGCCATCGCGGCATCGATCTTCTTCGGGCTGTCCGGTCGTTCCTTCCGGAGAATCCACAATTGCTTGCCTTCGTCGTCGGTGAGCTTGGTGTAGAGCCGCCGACAGTTTGCGATATGTGTCTCTAACGTCCGATCCCCGTTATGAATGACTTCTCCGGCGCGGACCGCACCCTTGAACGCACGGAGCGCATACGCCATCGGTTTCCGGCGATTCGTCCACCACTCCACGACCCGCTTGTCGCCATACCGCCCCGCCCATGTCGCGATCCAGCCCTCCCACTTGGGCGGGTCGCAGTACATGCGGACCACCTCCCAACGAGAGAAGGCGTCGTCAACTATCCCATCCACTTCCAGCACGGGCACTTCCCACTCAGCCTGTTGCGGAGGGCGCGCCCAGATTCCGAGCGGCCACTGGAAACCGGTCTCGACTTCCGTCGCCACCAAAGCGGTCGCGTCGTCGTATCGTGACCCATCGAATCCCAACGTGATCAAAGCCCCGTTCGGCACAACGTGATCCGGCTGGGCGAGCTCCTGCCAGCGCTCCACGTCGAACGCAAGTCCCGCGGCCTGTACTGGGCGGTTAAGCCACACACGCTCGAGGTACGGCAGGTCCGCATCGGGCTCCCGGAACGTCTCCATGATGCGATCGATGTCGCTCCACTTGGCGATATACGGCCCCGACGCCTCCACGATGGCACTCCGCAGCCCCTCGTCGGTGTCAAGGTCGTGCTTGTCTGATGCCTGCCGGTGGTAGAAAAACAACCGTGCCCGTGAGTTGCCGGCCTTCTCCGCCATGTCGTAGGCATAGCGCATCGTGCCCTCGGCCACCGAATCCGCGCCAGGCTCCGGCGCGGTCGTTGTCTCGAGGGCCCACGGGTCCGCCATCGGCCGCTTGGCAAGATTCGCAAGCATGACCGTCCAGGCCCGCTTGAGGCCATCTAGGATGAGTCTGTGGGTGTTGTGTGTGGGTACCATTCCCACACCAGCCAGATACAACGAATCCGGCGCATCCACCTTCACACATTGGACTGGAACGGAATCGACGCGATCGATTGAGACGATGGCTAGCCTATCATGCCGCGGCTGACGCCTCGTTCTCAATCGATCGCGTTTCCGCGTGAGCCGAAACACAGGCATCGACAAATCCGACTGGAACCCTACTTTTGCGACACGGAGGTATGAGCTTTTTCGATCATCCTCTCGCCAATGCACACTCGGAACCAGCCCTAGAGACCGTGCGAGCTCTACGAATCCACCAATCAGCGCCTGGTTGGTATTGACAAAAGTGCAATCTCCACGCTTCGAAACGTGCCCATCTGAATCCATCAAACCTTGCATCAACGCCAGCCGTTGTTTTACGCCGGACCGCAAATACAAGTCGGGAACGTGCTTGTTCCGTAGCAATCCCAATGCACGTAGTTTGCCGACAACGGATAGACCTCGACGGCCAGAGCGACTGTCCGGACCGGTCACATACATTCGCATACTCGTGCGCTGTGCATTGGTGGTAACCGCGTAGCCGCAATCTTTCAATGCACCTGCCATCTCGACAGCATCGGAGAACGCTGCGCTAATCATCGCATTCTCTGAATCACCATCACCGAGCCAAACACCCAGCACGTAGGGGTCTACCGGTAATTGCACTTCCGGTGTTTGAATCGCTTGCGCAACGGGGACGTGATAGCGAAAACGAGGCCGTGGACCGTCATGAACGATCACGTCAAGCATATCTGCCGTACGTCGTACGCCCCAGCCTTGCGCGCGCCAACACCGACAACCCCGGCCGTGCCCGCAACCGCCAGTCCGACGAGCCATCCAGAGATGGTTCGCATCAGCAATAACTGAAGTTCCATCCTCAAAAGCGACGCGATAACAGGGACGGCCATAATGCACGTCCGATTTCCCCAACACGCGGCACAACTGCCCATCACGACCAAAGAGGAGGTCTCCGACCTGGACCTTTTCCATCGTGGTCCATCCGCCTGGAGTTGGTAGCGGCGTGTCGAGTGCCAACGCCTCGTCTGCGTGTTGCCACGTAGTTCTGGCGCCGTCCCGAGCGTTCGGGGACGCGGTAACAGCCTCGGCTTTCCCGTCGCCGCGCGCGCGCATGATCCGATTGAGCCCGATGTCGAAGTCGCCAGAGACGCGGCTTTCCTCGATTATCCGCCTCAGCGCTCCGTATGCCAGCTCCTCGGTCTGCTCCTCTGTGTAAGAGATCATCGGAATGTAGGGATCCCTGACACCACAAGGGATCGGCTGATTGCCATCAAAGCCCGCACAGCGTACCGGACCATCCGGATGGAGCTCGCACGCGGCTATCCATGCAGCTATCTCGGTCTTGCTCGATCCTTTTCTGAGCGACAACACGCAACGCTGGAACCGCCGCCGACCGGCCCTCGGGTTCTTTCGTCGCCGCCGGCTATGGCCTCTGCCAGTAGTCACGTAGGGCGGCTCGACCTCGTACATCTTACAGATCCACGCACGCAGCTCGTCGCTCAACGTCACCGGAGATCCAAGCAAGTCCCCGGGACCGAAGCACAGGTTGTCCTCGATGAAATCGCAGACAAACGGACCGAGGGTTGGCCACGGCTTCTCGTCCGGAGTCGGATACATGAATACGGTCATGCCAGTTTCAAGACCTCACGCGGATCCTTCTTTGAATTCGGCCGCTTGCGCTTGCGTCGTGTCGCGGTCCGCACCGCGGCGCTTTCCCCTTTTTCAACCTCCCATTGCAGCCGGCGACGGTCGATCGGCGTGAGACCGAAGCGAACCTCCTGCTGCCGGATCTCAGCCGCGAACTTGAACCGTTCCTCGTTCGTCCGCGCCGTCCAAAAACTCTGCTGGAGGTACGCCAGAAGGATTAACCCCCGCTTGTCTGGCTCGAGATATTCGGCGGCCATCGGGGAGTGCCAGATGGACTCCCACCAAGCAATTACATGTTCGTGCCAGTTACCATCCCACGACGGCGTCGCGGGCGTGGGTAGTGGCGGAACCTCATGCTTCGCAGACTCCGCCTCAGTCGGGAGAGTCGCCTTGGTCGAAGCACGGTTCCGCCGCTGGCGCAGGCCAGGTGGTTTAGGAACTGGACCCGGCATGTGCCTTCCGATCGGTCAACTCTCCGGTGGGGCTATACTGCGGGTCCTTCACGAAATTAGCGTACCGCTGCCGGATCACATCCACGTATTTCGGCTCTATCTCCATCCCGTAACAGGTACGGCCCAACTGTTCGGCGGCGATTAGGGTGGTACCGGAGCCGAGGAACGGGTCGTATACAACATCGCCCGACCGCGTGTGGTTCTGCATTAGATCACCCCACAGCTCGCCCGGCTTCGCTGTGGGGTGATCCTTGTGACTGTGTGGTTTGTCGTGTTCCATCACCGTCGTGGCGTTCGACGGAACATACCCGCCCACAGGCTTGCCTTTGCGCGCTGCCACCATAATCGGCTCGTGTTTCTGCTGATAATTCGCAGACGGCCAGAAAGAAAACGTGTTCTTCACCCACACCAACTCCCGCCGCAACTCCCACCCATACTTCTGATACGATTCCGACAGTGCGAAGAAATGCCGGTCGATTGGATACGTCCACACCATCACATCACTGGGAACACACGCCATAAACGCGAGGATCCCCGCTGGATCAAGATCCCCTTCGTGATATGGTGCGTGTACGTCCTTATCACCGCCACGTTCCGATTGTGACCTGTCGTAATTCACAGAATACGGTGGATCGGTTAATGTCAGCGGAACGACAGCGCCCCCTAGCAACGCCGACACGGCATCCTGTGCCGTCGAATCCCCACACATGACCCTATGCCGCCCGAGTTCGTATATCTCGCCCAGCTTCGATTGTGGGTTGTCTGGTACGGCAGGTGGTTCGTCTTCGGTGACTTCGCCGGGAGGCGTCCACGTCAGTATGTTCTCAAGTTCGTCGCCGTCGAATCCGGTAAAGGTGGCATCGAATCCGTGGCCATCGAGTTCACTTAGCAGATCGGTCAGCTTGGGCATGTCCCATTCGCCGCCGATTTTGTTGAGCGCGATATTGAGCGCGGCCTCGTCCTGGGAGTCGAGGTCAACAACAGACACGTCAACATCCGAATCTCCCCGTGCTGTGAGGATTTTCAGCCTTTGGTGCCCGCCTACGAGGTTGCCTGAACGCTTGTTCCATACCAGCGGTTCGACTAGATCCCAGCGTTCGACGGATCGCTTCAACCTTTCATACTCCGGATCGCCCGGTTGCAGGTCTTTGCGCGGGTTGTATTTGGCTACGTTCACCAAATTCACGCTGATTTTTTTAATGATCACTGTAGACACCGCCCGGCATCTTGCTCCCCGTCCAACGGCTCGGGGTTTTCCACATCTGACGGCTTGTCCACACTTGTACGGGTTGCTGGAACCTGTACGTCTGGATCCTGTACGCTCAAAAATCGCGG